TGTTGGAATCGAACCAACCACCTACTGATTATGAGTCAGTTGCTCTAACCGAATGAGCTAAAGGACCGATAAGAATTAATCTTTATGGTTTTCTATCCAACTTGAGAATATCTCATTCCACTTTTCCCAAGCTGGTGAAAAAACCAAAACGAATCCAATTAACCCCATTAAAACAGATAGAAATGATACCTCTGATTGTAGGTAATAATGAAAACAACCAAACCCAATTAATAGTACCGAAGTTGTACAAAGAATAGATAAAAATTTTGACATATATAAAATTTAAAATTTACGAATTACCCCAACACTAAAGAAATAAATTGGTTTTGTCAAACCTGTGATGAAAACTCTTTGAACATAATCAATCTTTGGTGTTGCAAATATCTTCATCTTAATGTCATAGGCACCAAACCCAAATGGGTCATTCATTGTGTTTTCATCAAAATCAAGATACGACTTGTCGTTTAGTCTTGAACCAACGGTAACCTTCAAATAAGATGTTGGGTATTCTAATCGTAGAATGTGTTGAGTGGTATATTTTTGTAATACCAATGGTTGGTTTTGTGAGAAAATGTTCAAAGAACAAAATAGGGTTAAAAATAATAATAGTTTTTTCATACTTTTTTTATAAACGTTTATTTTGTAGTCAGGGGGGAGTCGAACCCTAAAGCAACCTTACGACTCCATGATAACCACAAGTGTCTGGTACCATTGGTCTTGGGGACTCGGCTCCACGCCTCATTACGCCACCTGACTATATCAAACTATTAGTTCTTCAGCTTTCTACTCCCAGCACCGAGGAATTGTATATAACTTAGCCCGTCTCACCGCTGTATGGGAACTAAAGTTCACTAATAGTTACAGGACATCGCTTAACCTGCGGTGCTGATATCATTACACACCTTTGATGTTTCCATCTACGCGATTTTTTTGTAGTCCCGTCAGGATTCGAACCTGAATCAAAGAGGTAGAAGCTCCTTATGTTAATCCATTACACTACGAGACCATTATATTTGTGTGTTTTACAAAAATAGGTTTTTTATTTTAATCTACCAAATGTTTTTCATAAATTTTTTTCCACTTCCTGATTGAATTATCGCTTACGCCATATTTTAAACCAGTACCTTTATACCCAAGATTTTCAATCTCATTCATAAGTGTAATATAATCTGGACGAACAACCTTTCTTTGTTTAATTTGTGAACAAGTTTGACAAATTTTGTTATCTCTAAACGTTTCATTTCCACACTCACATTTACTTTTTGGGGATTCAATCCGTTTAACGTTTTTACCTCCGTGTGTTGATAATGTCGCATTACAATTAGGACACACAACCCTTAAATTTTCTAACCTGTTGTCAGTATTTATTCCGTTAATGTGATCTAAAATCAAACTAATTTTTTTTCCAAACCAATTTTCGTCTTGTCCACACAACTCACAAATTCTTTCCTTAATCCCCTCACGATATAAACGTTCTTTAAGATTAGTGGTGTGAGTATAGGTAGAATTTTCAATTAAGATATTGTCAAGTTCAATTTTTGTTTTTTTACCACCACTACCCGATAACCTAAAATGTTTAGTTTCTATATTAAAAAGGTTAATATATTTCTTCACAGTTTGTCTATTCCCATAGAATGTTTTGAGTCCAAGTTTTCTAGTAACTTCTGAGTAGTTGTTAGAGGAATTAACCGCATTTTCCAAAATTTCTTTAGAGTATTTCATAACGTGTCTTTTATTATAAATACACCGAACCCCCAAAAAATGACAGATATTTGTATTTTTTTTGCGGTCTATCACGGTTACGCTCCGTGGGCTTATCTGTGACAGAGATAAATGTTACTATTACACCAATAGACCAAAAATAATAGTAATACTCGCGTACCATCTAGGAGAATCCTTACCCGGACTCACCGTGACGAGTATTACCAATTTTCCCCACCTGAGATTCCAGTGAGTATCTCTTACTCATCGTCACCCATACGGGATTCGAACCCGTGACTTCACCGTGAAAGGGTGACGGCTTAACCCCTTGCCGAATGGGCGATTATTGTTTTACAAAGATAAGGTTTTATTTTTTTTTGACAAACCTTTTCTTTATACTTTTTTTTAATTTTCTTAACAAATCAGACTTTACGTTAGTTTTTACAAATTTAACCCTTCCTGATTCGCAAGTTCCTGATAAAACTTCTCTCATCATTCGTTGTTTTAGGTTGTTTATTTTTTGAGCGGGACGTGAGACTCGAACTCACAACCCTCGCCTTGGAAGGGCGACGCTCTAGCCAATTGAGCTAGTCCCGCATAAATTGTCAGTCTTTCCTGACCGTCACCTCTAACCCACAGGTATTACCCGTATCGTAGTAAAGCTTGGTTGGCTTCGTAAAAATGAACACGTGCCCAGCGTGCCGTCTTTCAGGAAGGGCTCTTCTAACTATTCATCCTTATTAGTTGCGCCGTTTTGGAATCGAACCAAATTTAAGAAGCTTATGAGACTTCCCAAGATACCAACCTTGCCACCCGCAATGTTGTAGTCAGGACAGGGTTTGAACCTGTATGAACACACGCCCTTCGTTATTAACGGTTGTGTTCTACGTATAGCGTCTACCATTCCGCCACCTGACTGTTTTCTTGTCAAGATAGGACTTGAAACCTATACGGGAGCACCTATAACCCTCCACTTGACAATTTTTTGTTGTAGGCAAAACAGGATTCGAACCTGTACGATATAGTTCCCTTTTCAAGAGTCATCTCCAGCTATATCTCGGTGACTTCTTACGGAGAATGAACCTGAGCGTCTACCAAATTCCGCCACTTGCCTATTTTATTTTTGTGAATCATAGTTAACACACACTCTCGTTTCACCATCTTGTGTTAACAGGTTAATGTACTTTACGAGTTTCCCGTTTCTTATGTCACAATATCGTTGATAGTGTTGGGGTACCCATCTCGTCCCAATCTTAACTGCATAATCGTAGTTTTACGAGGCCTCGGCAGAGGGTGCTGAATTCCGATTCCACTCTGGATTGTCGACATCCGTTGAGTGGGGAAAACCACTATCAATATTTTTAAAAGGACAAGGCAGGACTTACATTCTCTCTTGCATTCCATCTCAAGAACTGCCTATTACCAGTGGGTTTGTGGTTACCTTGTCCAAAAATGTATTTCAAAGAACTTTCTCTTTCCTCACGGGAGTAGGACTCCTATCTCTAAACTTCCTACCCCCGTTGATTCTTCTACAAAGATATGTAATCTTTTTTAATCTGCCAAATTTATTTTTGTTTTTTTTTGTACTCGGAGCGGGACTTGAACCCGCACGAACGCAATGTCCAATGGATTTTAAGTCCATCGTGTCTACCGATTCCACCACCCAAGCATTTTTCCAATATGTCAAAGAACATCTTCTCGTTTGTTTCACAAAGATATGTATTATTTTTTACATACACAACTTTTCTGAAAACAAAAAATCCCACCTCTTTTGGAGATGGGATTCAAAATTTTATATAATAACTTATCACACCATCTCCATACAGAAAGTATCCTCAGCTATCGCCAACCCTCTTAAAGATATGATATGTAAATTTTTCATTTGCGGTTTTATTAGTTTTGTTATAAATATATGATACTTTACAAAAGTGTCAAGTTTTTTTAAAAATTTGTACCTCTAGCAGGACTCGAACCTGCAAAACCGAGTTTCTAAGACTCGTGTGTATACCAATTCCACCATAGAGGCATTTGTTGAGAGAGGTGAGGGACTCGAACCCCCGTATACGGTTTTGCAGACCGTCTCCTAAACCCACTCGGACAACCTCTCATAAATTAGCGGCAGTGGTGGTCTGCCGCTCTTGTTGCTATTTGGTTGTCGGGATTGATGTTTGCCTTATAACCTAATGAATTCGCCCACCCAACGGTTGGATTAACCAATCGGGAACTGAAGTGTTTATCCTCAGCGTTGTAATCTAAATCAATTTCCACCTTTACTTTAACTTTTTGTGTCAACCATTCAGCAACATTTATTGAATATTCGGCTTCATTCCATAATCGTGTCCATTTGTCCTTAATCTTTTTAATCTTTTGTTTATGTAGAATATAGTGAACACCCCTATTTCCATACCTGTATGCAATTACAGTAACATAAACCGTACTTCTCCTGTGGTTCTGTGAATCAGTACCAACGTGAACTTCAACATATGGACAATCTCTCAAAATGTCCAATGTGTGTGAAACCACATCTACTGGTTTTCCTTGAACCGTTCTGAAAATTTTATCCATAACGTTTAAATTTAATTGTGGAACCATACGGAGTCGAACCGTAACCTCTGGATTTTCAGTCCAGCGTGTCACACCACACTTACACCATAGTTCCTTTTAGCACGTCCCCAAGGTTTCGAACCCTGACCGATGGGTTTGGAATCCATCATGCTACCATTACACCAGAGACGCAGATAATAAACTTGTTTTTGCTACGATAAACAGATGTCGTTTATTGTTACAAATTTTTGTTTATTGTACCTTCGGAGAGATTCAAACTCCCATCTTCGGATTCGTAGTCCGAGGTTCTGTTCAATTGAACTACAAAGGTATAAATAGTTCTGGTCAACCACTCGCATCCCACCAATTTCTTGTATCAAACTTTTTGTAGTACAAACGATTATCAATCTCCTACGACTCATTCTCAACTCACTTGCCTAAGCCTTGTCCGTTGTAAACTATTGTTTGGGTGATTAATGGGAATCGAACCCATGACACAAGGAACCACAATCCTTTGCTCTACCTACTGAGCTATAACCACCATATTGCGGAAGACATTGGAATCGAACCAAATACCCAAAGGTACATCTCGCTTAGCAGGCGGACCCTATCTCCATCAAGGTTTATCTTCCGTAGTCGGCACAGTAGGAATCGAACCTACATGGAACCTATTAACCTTTCAACCGCGTATCAGACGGAGGGTATATGTGCCGTGTTTAGCGGAACAGGCAGGACTCGAACCTACAATCTCTTGATTAACAGTCAAGCTCTTCACCAATTAAGATACTGTTCCAGTGTGGGAGAGGAGGGACTCGAACCCCCAAGGTCTTTCGACGACAGATTTACAGTCTGATGAGCCAACCAATTGCTCAACTCTCCCTTTATATATTGTGTCCCCGACAGGGTTCGAACCTGTGACCCCTCCATTAAAAGTGGAGTGCTCTAAAACCAACTGAGCTACGAAGACATTGTGTAGGGTAGACCGGACTCGAACCAGCATCTTCCACGTCCCAAACGTGGTGACTTACCAATTAGTCAACTACCCTATAAAAAATCAATACCCTGACTCCTTTCGAACTTTGAGGGCTCGTATCATTCATTCTGTATTGATTTAGAGGAAGAAGTAGGTGTCGATCCCAATACCTTTCGGTACCGCCCGTTTTCAAAACGGGGTCATAGGCCGCTATGATTCATCTTCCTTCTATTCCAGTCAATTTTTGCCTTTATACTTAATTTTTCTTTTGTTTCTTTTGAAACGTATAATCCTTTAGTCCATCCTTTTAAAATAAAAGAATCTAGTTCTGTTTTTTTTATTTTTTTATTTACACAATCTTTATTAATCCATGTGGTACCAAATTGTGAATTTTTTTCACCAGATCCTTGTCCTTTTTTAGTGTTACTTATTTTTAACTTAATATCTTCAGAATGTGTTTTTCCGTAGAAACCATTTATTTCTAATAATTTACCCCCATAACCACCTAAAGCAATATTCATACATAATTTGTCTTTCAATAAACTTTCATTTACTATTTCCTTTTCTTTATTTATTAGTAAATCCCTGTTTGGGAAAAACTCAATTATTTTTTTGGTGTGGTTTTCAATCCCGTATTTTTTAATTGATCTCCAAAGTTTTTTTCCAGACCCCATATATCCATCTTCTAAATTATCTGTCGAATGTATTCCGATATAAAACTTATTTGTTACACTACAAATAATTTTATAAATGTAGTGATGTTTTTTTTCTACTACCATAATTAAAATATGTTTTTTATAATAGTTTATGTCCCAATTTATTGTTGTTCCCCAAGGACTCGAACCTCGATTCCACGGACCAAAACCGTGTGTCCTGCCATTAGACGAGG